ATGGTCGCCCTTACCGCTCTGAGCGGCGGCAGATCCGCCGGCGCAGAGGCAGTCCCTCCTCACTCGATCGATGCCGAGCAAGCCCTTCTCGGCGCCATCCTGATCAATGCCGAGGCTCTGGATCGCGCCCGCGATCTTGTGCGATCCGAAGATTTCCACGAGGAAGCCCACGGTGCGATCTTCGCCGCCATGTGCGCTCGCCGTGACGCCGGCGAGGCCATCGATTGGCGCCTCATCAAGACGACGCTGGGCGATCGCCCGTTCGGCGATCTCACCGTTGGCTCCTACGTCGCCAGGCTCGCTGCCGGGGCGACCACCGTCATAAACTCTTCGAGTTACGCTCGGACAGTCGCGGAAGCTGCGCGGATGCGCGCCGTCCTCGCGACAGCACAATCCGCGGTCGCTCAGATGACCGCAGGAGCAGTGATCGACCCAGCCGAATTCGCAGCGGCGATGATTGCTGATCTTGATGTGGTGGCAACCGCGGGTCTCACCGAAACGGCGCGCCGGACAACCCTCGCTCAATCTGCGTCTAGCGTTCTGGCTCGCGTCGACCGGGTGCGGCGCGGGCTCGTGCCGGTCGGGGTGAGCTACGGCGTGCCCAAGTTAGACCGGGCTACCCTTGGCTTGCGTCCTGGACAGCTCGTCATTCTCGCCGGTCGCCCAGGTATGGGTAAAACGGCGGTCGCGCTGCACATTGCACTCTCTGCAGCGCGCGCCGCTGGGGCGGTCGGCTTTTTCAGCCTCGAGATGGATGGCGAGGAGTTGGCCGAGCGCATTCTCGCCTCGCTGGCCTACGATCCCCGCCTTCCAGCGCTGACCTACCGAGCGATTGCTGAGGCGCACGGCCTCAGTGACGAAGCTCTGATGCGTCTTGACACCGCTGAGCGGGCCTCGCGCGAAATTCCGATCTGGATCGAGCAAGAACCGGCTCTCTCTATTGCCCAAATAGCCGCCCGCGCTCGACAAATGCGCCTACGAGCTGAAAAGCAGGGACGACCCCTTACGGCTATTGTGGTCGATCACATCGGCCTCGTGCGCCCGTCCAAGCGTTACACGGGCAATCGCGTCCAGGAACTGACCGAGATCACGGGCGGCTTGAAGGGCTTGGCCAAGCAGCTTGGCATCCCAGTCATCGCCCTCTCTCAGCTCAACCGCAACGTCGAGCACCGCGATGACAAACGGCCGAAGCTCTCAGATCTTCGAGAGTCCGGATCCGTGGAACAAGATGCGGATGTTGTTTTGGGCCTATTCCGAGAAGAGTACTACCTTGAGAACAAGACAGATCGGACCGACGAGGAAGAGACGCGTCTCGCCCTATGCCGCAATCAACTTGAAATCGAAATTCTGAAACAGCGGTCTGGCCCGACCATACGTATCATTTCTTTCTGCGACATCGCCTGCAACATCATCGCGGAGGCGCGATAATGAAAGGCGAATTCTATAAAATGGATTACGAGGCCTGGGACACGGGCACCGTCGATCTTTCTCTTGAAGTTGAGGGGGCTTATCTAAGGATTTGCCACCACATGTATCGCATCGGCGGGCCGATCCCTAATTCAGTCAAGCTGCTGCAGGGGCTGTTCCGCTGCGGTCACATCCGGGCCGCCGCCCTGCTCCAGAAGCTTCTCGACGCAGGAAAAATCTGCGTCACAGAAGACGGTTTACTCGCCAATAACCGGGTGGGTCGGGAGCTACTAAACCGCGAGTTAACCTCGACTAAACGTCGAGTAGCGGGCGAGTTAGGCGGGACTAACAGCGGAGTAAGTCGCTCTAAGTTGTTGAAAAATAACGAGACGAGCGAAGCAATTGATTCGACGCTGCGAACCAGAGGAGAAGAGAGGAGAAGAGATAATACCCCCTTAACCCCCAAGGGGGCCGAACCGGATCGTTTCCCTGAATTCAAGGCCGCCTATCCGAAGAGGTCCACCACCTTCCCGACGACACAGGCGCGCAAGCGCTGGACCGAAGCGATGCGGCGCGGGGACGACCCCGAGCGAATAGTGGCTGGCGCGAAGCTCTACGCCGCTGAGCAGGGTCGCCTCCGCAAGGTCGGCACCGAGTACATCCAGTCGGCCGACGTGTGGCTCAACAAGCGACGTTGGCAGGATTATGTGCCCGGCGCTGCTGAACCCACTGCTCCGCCAGTCGCGCCCATTTCGGACGTTGCTTGGCAAGACCGAGTGCGCACGTGGCGCGACCGCGGCGGACACTGGCCGTGGCGGGGGCCGCCCCCCGATGAACCTGGAACGCTCGTGCCCGCCGCCGTGCTGGCAGGGTTTGGCCTGACTGTACCGCAAGCCGCGGTGGGGGGACGATGACTTTGGCCAAGAATGCCCAGATGGCCTGCGTCGGGCCCCCGTGCAACTCGGCGGTGCCCTCACCCGTGCCAATGGCGACGGCCGTGCCCCGACCACTCCCGGCGAGCGAGCGGCAGCAGCCTCGCGCGTCAACTGCACTCGCGTTCAGCCCTGCGATAGCGAGTGCGGTTAGCGAGATTTCCGCGACGGGCGGCGGCACGGCCCATGGTGGCCTCCTGCGGTCTGTGGTGTTGGCGGCCCCTGTGCAGGCTGAAGCTTCTATCACGACGAGTTACCGGCTTCTGCGCCCAGACCTCGGGACGCAGAACGGACTAGGAGCTGCCGCGGAGCCGCGCGCATGATGAGAGCTGATACTGCCGAGCGCTTAGCGAAGCTCTTACCCCACCTCGGGAGCGAGCACGAAGGCGAGGTGATCGCCACAGCGCGCGCCATTAGTCGGACGCTGGCCACCGCGGGGCTGGACTGGCACGAGTTCGGTCGGGTTGTCGAACGTGCGGGGGAGCCCATCGCCTTGGCTGCGCCCACCCAGACATCGGCCAGCGCCGCCCCCAATGCCCCGGACGCCCCATGTAGCCGTCCTGGCATGACCGTCGTCGGCTCCTCACGGATCGTGCCTTGGAATGGCATCGCGCTTCGTTGCCGGGATCTCGACCGGAGGATCCCTCAGGCCTTCGGTGGCAGGTTCTTGACGCCAAGCGAGCGCGAACAACTCAGGGCGATCGGCCTCACTGGTTCGGTTTCCAACGCGGAGGCGGCTTGGCTCGAGTGCGTGCATGTCCACGCACAAGCCGCTTGGGATCTTTGGCAACGCAGCGGGCACGGAAAGCCGAGGCGGCCGGCTGCGGCCTAACCCTACGGGCAAGCCCCGGAAGGAGAAATGACGATGGCTCGGCGACCATCGAAGGGGCGCCTCGGCGCGATCGTCTTTCTGATTGATGTGCTGCGGCGTGAAGCGCTGACGGGGGCGCCGGCGAGCGCCGCGCGGACCGCCCTCGGCATCTCGTACCGTGAGGCGGCCCGGACCGATGCAGCGCGCATCGCCCTGGCCGAGGCGATTGCAACGGCGGATCCGGCCCGGGCCGAGGCACGTCTCGCGACCCTGCGGGAGGCGTTGACCGGGGCTGCCCCCGCACCTTCACGGCGGCTGATCATCCCGCATGAAAAACGAGGGCCTACCCCGCGGGCCCGTGACGGCTCAGGGCGCTTCATGAAGTCGGCCGTTGATCAGGCTACCCGCTCCAACACGCGTTTTACCTGAACCGCGCTCCACCGCTCGCCTCCGCGCACCGTCGGGTATCCCCGGGCGGTCAGTTCGGCCGCGATCCGCCGCAGAGACAGGCTGGTCGCCTGCATCTCGCGGATCGTCGGGGCGAGGTCGGCGGCGCGCTTGTCGGCCCGGGCTCCACGCACTACGGCGCTCGCCGGGTTGCCGGCGGCGCGCACGGCGGCGAAGTTGCCCCGGTCGCCGCCGAGGCGCCGGCCTCGCACCTTGGCAGCCTGGAGCGCCGCCTTCGTCCGGGCGGAGATCATCGCGGCCTCGTGCTCGGCCACTGCGGCTAGGATGTGGACCGTGAGCCGGTTGGCCTGCGGGAAATCCACCGCGACGAAGTCGGTGCCGGCCTCCATCAGGGTCGAGATGAACGCAACGTTGCGGGCCAGCCGATCGAGCTTGGCGATGATCAGCGTCGCGCCGTGCATCCGGCACAGCCTGAGCGCCTCGGCCAGCTTCGGCCGGTCGTTGCGCTTGCCGCTCTCGACCTCGACCTCGACCACCTCGGCCACGAGGCGCCAGGACCCACCGTTGAGGTGCTGGCGCACCGCGGCCTGCTGCGCCTCCAGCCCGAGGCCGGACGCACCCTGCCGGGCCGTGCTGACCCGGTAATACGCAACCAGTTTTCGGTCCGGCATCGCAGTCTCCAACGGCCGTTACATTCACGGCAACGTTGATTGCTGCAAACGTAACGCCCCCATGGCGGCCGTCAAGAGCCCGCCCGAACGCTCGTCTCGCCCTGGGCCAGCCCAGAGCCGTAGGTCGAAAATCTGGCGGCGTGACAGGTTTCGACAGGTTCGCTGGCCCTGCCTTGCAGGGCGAGATTGACGCGCGACCTCAGGTTTTGTCGTGTTGGCCGCCGCCGATCGGCTTGATGCGCCGTCGAGCGCTGATCAACTCCATCCCGCGTCTGCGGGTTGGCCCGGCTGCCCCCCTCACATCCGACGCGGATCGTCGGATGTCGGCGACCGCGGTCCTGACCTCCGCGACGAGCGCCGCCGTTGCCGTTCACATCGATGCCCTCGCCGCATGGGCCACCAGCGTCGAGCCCGAGCCATCCCAGGTCGCAGCGAAGCTTCTCGAGACCCGAGGGCGGTTGCGCCGTGCGGCGGGCCTCCGCCGGTCGGCCTGAGACGCCATTGAGCGCAGATCAATCCAATCCCGCACCCGCGGGTTCGCCCGGCCGCCACCGCGGCCATCCTCCTCGGCTCGGCCCGACCTCAGTCCGCCGCGCCGCCTCACCCCACCACTTAGACGCAGCCCGAGCCGCCCGCACCGCGCGCGGTTCCGCCGACGCGCGCCTCGCCGTCGGCCGCCTTCACTCGCGACCAAAGGGATCCACGATGGATCGCCGCCTCAGCTACATCGACGCCAACCCCGACATCCTCGACCTGCTCCTGAACGCGCGCTTCGCGATGGAGGGCCTCGCCAAGGTCTCCGAGGCGGTGTTCGGCCAGAACACCGTCGTAGCCGGCTTCACCTGCGCACCGACCTCGCCCGCGTCCATGACGGTCAACGTCGGGCCGGGCATGGTTTACCAGATGGCAGCCCTGGAGAGCACGGCGATCTCGGCGCTGAACGCCGACACCCATCAGGTGCTCAAGCAAGGTATCTCGCGCGAGATCTCGCCGCTGACCCTGGTCGCCCCCACCACGGTGGGCACGGCCGTCAACGTGCTGATCGAGGTCGCCTACGTCGACGACAAGTCGACCACGCAGCAGGTGTTCAACTACTACAACGCCGCCAACCCCGACATTCCGCTCACCGGCGTCGGCGGCAACAATCTGCCCCAGACCTCGGTGGTCAAGGGCGTGGCCCAAATCCAGACCAAGTACGGCATCCCCGCCACGGCCGGCTCGCAGACCACCCCGACCCCGGATGCCGGGTTCGCCCCGCTGTTCGTCGTGACCCTGACGCAGGGGCAGACGGCGATCTCGGGCAACATCGCGGTGGCGACGGGCGCGCCCTTCGTCGCGGACGCGCTCCAGAACATCCCGGCCGGGGTGCAAACGAACCGGTACACCTACGTCAAGGACACCGGCACGGCGAACGCGCTGGTCGTCGCCCCGACCCCGGGCCTCGCGTCCCGGCCGGAAGGCACCGAACTCACGGTCCTGCCGAAATTCACCTCGACCACGACCTCGCCGACGATCAGCGACGGCCTCGGCACGGTGTCGATCCTCAAGCGAGACGGCACCGCGCCGTCGGTCGGCGACATCGTGGCCGGCATCCGCACGCGGCTGATCTTCGACGGCGCCGCCTATCGGCTGGCGGGCAGCGCACCGAGCGATGCGACCGCAACCGCGCAGACCGCCAAGACCCTGTTCAACGTCCAGAAGATCGTCAGTCAGACCCGCACGTCGGCGAGCGGCTCGACGGCCGGTTCTAACGTGACCGTTCTCTCGGGCCTCACCTACACGAAGAAGAGCCCGACCAGTACACTAGTTGTGTGGGGTAGCTTCCAGACCTACACGACGACTGCAGCCGGCGCAATTACAATGCGGTTGACCATTGGATCCGCATACGCGGAGGCTGGTACGACCAACGGTTACACGCCGTCCGGCAGTTCGCAGCCCATTTCGCTGACGAACAGCCCGATCTTCTTCATCACCGGTGTCGGCTCTGGCGCGCAGGCGATCGCGCTCGCTTTCCGGCGTGACGACAACGTCAGCTACACGACGGTTCTCAACCCGACATCGGCGGACGTGTCGGGCTACCCGACGCCGAACACCCTGGTGCTCGTCGTGGCCGAAGTAGAGCTCTGAGCGTCGGATGCTCTCGCCGACCGCGACATCCTCGCCGTGGTCCTGCGGTCGGCACTGGCGCCACAGCGCTAGGCGCACCCTCCCACCCATCCGCGAGACCCGCCGCAGCCCGAGGCCGGGCTCGCATACCGTGAGCGACGACTGATGTTCGACGATGGACTGGCCAACATGATCCGTCGCGAGGCGGCCCAGCCCGCCAACGCGCGCGCGCCGATCCGGGTGGCCGAGGTGACGAGCTACGACCCCGACACCCATTCGGTGAAGGCCAAGATCCTGCCGGACGGGACCGAGACCGGGTGGTTCCCGCTCGGCGTCATCCACGTCGGCAAGGGCCACGGCATCGCGGCGGGTGCGACCGAGGGCGACCAGCTCGTGGTCGGGTTCCTGGAAGGCGATCACTCCGCCCCCGTCGTGCTGAGCCGGCTCGGCTCGGATGACCAGCCCCCGCCGAAGGTGAAGTCCGGCGAGATCGCGATCTGGCACAAGTCCGGCACCCGGGATTTCTTCTCAGCCGACGGCACCCACACCAAGACGCACGCCAAGGGCGGCACCGTCACGTGGGACAAGGACGGCAACTTGACCACTGACAACAAGGCGATGGCGGTGGCGACCAACGCTGCAACCATCGCCTCGACGGCCGCCAAGACCCTCACGAGCAAGGCCGGGCAAGGCATCGTCCAGCAGGCCGGCAAGATCCTCCTCAACTGCGGGTAGCCGTACCGCGCCTGCGGATCTGCTCCTCCCACCCACCCATGAGACCCGCCGCAGCGAGCGGCCGGGCTCGATCACCTGCGAGAAACCCATGCTCAGCTTCAACGATCGCCGCGCGCTGCACGCCGCTCAGGCGGTTTCAACCGAGAATTTGTGCCGCGACTTCCAGGCCGCAGTTGCTGCGGCCGCGCAGGCGATCACTGCCACCGGCGAGGCAACCAACGGCCTGAGCGCCGAGTTCGAGGCCGCAGACGTGTCGGAAGCCCGACACGCCGCATTCAGAACCTTCGCAGTCCTGTCGATCGCGACGTTCCGTCGGTTCGCCGACGAGGTCGCGCGCAACAATGAGCGGCTGACCAAAACGCATTGATGCTGAGCCGGCATCGGCTCGCAAAGCAACTAGGCGCCAGCCTCGGCGCCTAGAATGTCATACCGTCGAAAGCTACTACGATGGCTGATGTATACCGTATCCAGGCGGTAATTAATCTGGGCGGCAACATTGCCCCCGAACTTAGCAAGATCCTCAAGACGATAGACCAAGCGGACAAACGCGCGAAGGAGGTCGGCAAGTCCGTTGGGCATTGGGCCTCGCCCATCGACCGCGCCGCTGCCTCCATGGGGAAGTTCGCCCGCGAGGTCGCCAACGCCCGCAAGGGCCTCGGCACCGTCGACCGCGAAGTCGCAAAGATGCGGCAGGGACTGTCCGGGCTGAAGGCCCCGGCTGCCGGGCTTGACCGCGAGATGCAGCGGTGGGCGACGGCCATCGGCCGGCCGCTCGCGGAGATGCGCAACATGCGCCGCGAGACGCAGGGCGTCGGTTCGGCCGCGCGCGGAGTCTCGCGTAGCATCGATAGCTGGGCCGGTCGGATCGGCAAGGCCGCCACGGCGATGCAGCGCATGCAGAAAGCTGCAGCGAACGTCCATTTGCCGTCCATGCCGCACAGCGTTGGCGGTGGAACCGTTGGCGGCGGTCGTGGGCGATCAGGACGTAATGGCGGCGGCGGCACCGCGCTTCAGCGCCGCTCGCACGGTGGGCATCGGTTCGGGCAACATGAGGGATCGCATCTCGCCGCTGGCGTCGGTGTCGTTGGCGGCGTGCAGTCCATGGAGCAGCTCATTGAGATGGGCGCCGCAGCCCGCCGCGAGGACATCCGCGCCAAGAATGCCGGCTTGACCCCGGAGGAGAACGCTGCGCTTCGAGAGAAAGCTGCGGAGATGAGCAGGCTCTATCCGAGCTTGGCACCGCTCGGCGTGCGCGAGCAGGGCCGCCTGCTCATCCCGAACGTCGGCAACTTCGAAACCGCCATGAAGGTGCTCCCAGAGTACATGAAAGGTCAGGTGGCGATGCAGACCATGTCCGGCCCGGAAGAGGGCGGCAAGGACATGGAGGCGTTCGCCCGGTACATCGACATCATCGGCCGCTCCATGTCGGTCGAGGACACCAACAAGCTCATCGACGGCTACGTGCGGGCGCGCCAGCTCGACCCCGAGGCCATCCGCTCGCTCGACTACGTCAACGCCGCCAAGTCTGCCGCCGCGCCCGGCAAGGGCCTGAGCGTCGGGTTCTGGTCGCAGATCGCTCCGGCCCTGTTCTCGCAGCAGGGCGGCGCGCGGACCGGCACCGACATCGCCTCCGCCTACCAGAACACCGTGGTCGGCCGTGGCACCGATGCGTCGATCCTCGCCCAGTACGACGAGGGCCTGCGCACCGACATGAAGTGGCACTGGAACAAGCAGAAGACCAAGCGGATCATCGACGACAAGGGCGGACTCGTCAACGAGAAGCTCTACAATGCTCAGCCTTACGAATGGGCAAAACAAGAAGCTGTTCCGCGTATGGTCAAGAAAGGTATGCTACCCGAAGGCTACGCCCGTGGCGATTTCAGCCAGGACCTAACCGACGAGCAGCGCGCCAGCTCGGGTAAGTATCTTTCGAAGCTTTTCTCGAACCGACGCGGCGCGAACATCTTCTCGCTGATGATCCAAGACATGGATCAGATCGAGCAATTCATCAAGCGTTGGCAGAACACGAAGGGGACCGCTGACGTTCTCAAAGATCAGAAGATTGATCCCTTCGTCAGATGGAAAGCCGCCCAAACGCAAGGGGGGCGCGTCAGTACCGCGCTCGCTAATCCAGGCATTGATGACATCACGGCTCAGATCGGTCGGATCGCATCTGCCTTGGGGCTGGCCGCCGATACGTTGGAAAAGCATCCGGTGGCAGCTCAGTCCACCTTCGGCGTCGGGGCTACGGTTGTGGGCGGGGCGGCGGCGGCAGGTGCGGCGGCGCTCGTTCTCGCGGGCCTGGGAGCTCTGTCTATTCCGGCCATCATGGTCGGCGCCGGGGCTTCGGTCACGATCGCAGCCCTCACCATCCCGTGGGAAAAGATCGCTGATGCGATGGGCATCCCGAAGGATACCCAGAAAGACATCAAGGCTGCTGTCAAAAATCCTGGGGTAGCTGGCGCCGCTTGGGGTGACGACGATTACCCCGGCAATCCCCTGCGTGCTCTTGAGCGAGATATCGAGGGGAAGATCTACAAGACGCGTCCTGGTGTCGGGCCCCAGGATTTCACGGCTGGTATCCCCGGTGTAACGCCTCCCGACGCTAAAATACTGCCCGAGTACAAAGCTCCGCCTGGATTTGGCGGTGCGATCCCGTCGTTGCCGAGAATGGGCTTCGAGCCGCCAGGCGGGGTGACCGGCGGAGCGGTACCCGAACAGATCAAGGCTGCCGGCGACGCGATCGGGCAGGCGGGCGCCACAGCGGCCCCGGGCATCACCAAAGCGGGCGAGGCAGCCGCTAGCGCAGTCGGCGGCCTGAACTCAACGGCAGATGGAGCCAACAGGGCAGGCGGCGCCCTCGCAGGTCTCGCCGCTAAGATCTCGGCGATGCCGTCCATGACGCTGCCTGGTGGCAGCAGTGGGGGCAACGGTCCGGCGGCCTCGCCCGGCGCAGGTGGCGGAGGAGGCGCTACCCCCGGACCAGGGGCATCGGCTCCCGGGGCCGCCCCGAAGTCGGCGGTCTACCGTGGAGGGGCGGCGCCGGTTCAAGTCGCCACCGCCGTGCAACTCGACGGCCGCACGATCGGGCGCGCCGTGACCCGGCACCAAGTCGCCCAGCTCGACACAAGGAACGGTGTCGGGCGCTTCGACGGCACCAGCGCCAAGACGCCGGTCGGGTTCTCTGAACCGGTCACGGCCTGAACCCTGGCCCCGCCCGCCTCAGTGTGGGCGGGGTTGGCTATGCGTCTTCGATCAGGCCCTATGCGGTCAGCGACTGTTGCTTGAGCCTCGCGACAGACTGCGCTCATCCCATTCGCGCTCGGCCCAAGCCTTGAACCCGCTTTCGGACTGCCACGTCATCAGCTTGTCCGAGATGAGGGCCAAGACGCGGCCATCTCCATACAGATGATACTCACGCCCCGCATGTGTTGATGTCCCGGCCTTGGCCGCCAGCGTGTGGTTGCCCGCGCGGGGCATGCTGGGATCGGACGGCCAGTCGGACGGACTCTCGGCGCGAAGCTGGGGTGGCGCGGCGGCTTCCACATCCGGCAGGGTGGTCGGCTTGAAGATCAACGCCGCTCCGCCGAGAACCACGCAGCCGCCAATCCACATCAGCTCGGACATCATAACGGCGGCCGATGTCCCAACCCCCACGTTGGGGAGTTGCACAGCACGGAAGAAGTCAGCGGCGGCTAAGAACCCGAACCCGAACGCCCAAGCCATGAACGCGATGGTGAACAGGGCGTAGATGCCGCGCACAGTTCCCTCCGAGGTCGAGCCAGACAGCCCCGACGCGGCGGCCCTCCGGTTGTTCCCGGCATCTTAAGCGAAGCTTGGCCGTTCGCCAACGCCGGTCGCCGGCTGGCCTTGGGGTCGGAATACGGCCTCGGGCCCCGGCTTATCCGACCCAAAATCCGGCTGCCGAAACGGCCCGAAATCACGCGCCCAAGAGCCTGTTCCGGGCCTCGGATCGGCACCTTATCCGACCTTATCCGACCCCTCTGACCGTCGAGAATAAGCTGTTATCGACGCTAAGGCAGAACTATGCCCAACGAACTGATCTGTCTCGATAATTCGGCTCTGGACGAAGCGACCGCCGCGAACCTGCCGGCGACGATTTCGAGCATCGCCGATCAGGCCCGGGATTACGCGGCGCTCGCGCGCTCCGGAGCGACCCGGAAAGCGTATGCCGGCGATGTCCGTGCCTTCGTGTCGTGGTGCGAGGCGCAGGGCCTGTCCGCGATCCCGGCGCACCCCGGAACCATGCTCGGGTACCTGATCGAGAACGCCGGCGCGCTGAAGGTCGCCACCCTCCGCCGCCGCCTCATCGCGGTCCGGCAAGCGCACGCCGAGGCCGGGTTCGAACTCGACACGTCGGGCCCCGCGTTCCGCGATGCTTGGGCCGGGCTGCAGCGGAAGCACGGCCAGCCGCCGAACAAGAAGAAAGCCCTCCTCACCGCCGAGCTGCGCCGCGCCGTTGAGGCGCTGCCCGAGACGCTCGCCGGTCGACGCGACCGCGCGCTGATCCTCGTGGGCTTTGCGGCCGCGCTCCGCCGGTCAGAGCTCGCCGGCCTGGAAGTCGCGCGCCGTGATGGCGTCTCGTGGATTGAGGATGGGCCAGATGGTCTCGTGATCCATCTCGGCCGCACCAAGACGGACCAGAGCGCGGCCGGCGCCGAAGTCGGCGTACCGTACGGTTCCGACCCGTCGACCTGCCCAGTCCGGAACTTCCGCGCCTGGATCAAGGCTGCGAAGCTCAAGTCGGGCCCCGCCTTCCGATCGGTCAACCGGCACGGGCAGGTTGGGAAGGCCGCGCTTACCGGCGCGGCAGTGGCGGAGATCGTGAAGCGCGCGATCGTGGCGCTGGCGTTGCGTGAGGGGGCGACCCAGCGGCAAGCCGACGAGCGCGCCGCGGCCTTCGCGGGCCACAGCCTCCGGTCCGGCCTCGCCACATCGGCTGCCGCGAACGATGCACCCGGCCACGCGATCCAACGCCAGCTCCGGCACAAGCGGTACGACACGACCCTGGGCTACATCCGGTCGGGGGCGCTGTTTAAGCAGAATGCGGCTGGGATGGCTGGGCTGTAGGACTGGGCACACTTCTGCTACACGACCCTCCTTCCCGTCCGCGCGCCCGAGGCGTTCGCGACACCGCAAGGCGTGCGGCGGGCAAGCACGTGACGACAGGCGCGCTGCGGGCCAGTTCCCCGGGGCCCTCCCGTGAAGCCTCGGCCGGGCAGTCGCGTGAGGGTCGGCGCGGCGGGGGAACTGGACACCGCAAGCGCCGGCTCACGGCCCATGTTATGAGATCGGCGTTCAGTCGAGATACCGATGGCGAAACGCAAGGTAGTAGCCCTTTCTCCCGCCGATCGGCTTGTTCTAGCCAAGCAACGCACTAACGAACTTGTAGACCACATGATCTCGCTCATTGCGATGCATGAGTCTAATCTTATAATTATGAAGACCGACGTGTTGTCTCGTCAAATACCGAGTTCATACGCAGCTCACGCCTTCAACAATTTTCGCTTCAGTATGGCCGGTTTCGAGGTCGTGAGACTGTGTGCTTTCTGGGAACCGCCAGATCCACAAGACGTAAGCATTCCGAACGTGCTGAACCTGTTTGATGATCCACAGGTTCGATCGGAAATTAGATTGGCGGTTACGAAAAGTGAATATAGATCCAATATCGACGAGGATGTTTTTGCATCAATATCAGAGGAGATGTCACAGGAAATCGATGCTAGGATAGATAATACTCTTGCGAAAGCGCGTGCGGTAGAAAGCAGCCCGCGGCTAAAATCTGTTCGCAACTTTCGTCACAAATTTCTCGCCCACAATCTCAAAAAGACGCGAGCCGAAGAGGCCGGACCAGTCGCACCGATGAAGAACGACGACGTCGATTGGTTGTTCGGCGAGACCGAAGCCATCGTCGACGGTCTACATCACGGCCTTAACCGTACGGGGTTCGACTGGTCAGGCTCTCATGAAATCTCGAAACGGCAGGCTGAGAGCTTATGGCACGGGACCAAATTCGAGGGGCTGAAGTAGGATTGATCTGGCACCTCGGATCCGGCCCGCTCCGTGGTGTGATCGCCGTCGTGTGAGGACCTCGCTTGTGAACCCCGAAACCTTCCTAGCCGAGGTCGCACAACCGAACATGCAGACGGCTCTCGAGGAGCCGGATGACCTACGGGCGATCGTCAACGCGATCCTGACCCTCGATGCCTTTGCCGGCATCATCCATTCCACTGGCGTGTCCGCCAGCAATCCAGCCATGGTCGCGCACGGAAGTGACGACCTGTACCGCGACGCACTGGCGGGCGTCTCGCGCAGCTTTCGAGTGCTCCGGGACGCGGCAGCTTCGATCAAGCATGGCGCACTCGACCCCAAGCGGAAGAAGGTTCGCCTCGTGCGTGGGTCCAAGGCTCTGAGGGCGGTCCCCAACGGGATGGGGCTCTTCCAGTGTGGTGACCGTCTCGGAAGCGATGTGATCGTAATCGAGTTCGACCCAGGGCCCGGCTACGTGCGCGCTAGCAACGTGATCGCCGACAGCTACCGGATGCTGAAGCGGATCGCAGATGGCGAGACAGCACGGACGGATGAGGACAACCGAGGCAGATTCCTACCTGATGGTGACGACTAGTCATCACCTGACGTCACCTATTGACAGTTGACGTCAGGTGATCACATGATGTCATGTGCTGAGGCGCCTGCCTCGGGAGGGCGTCATGAAGCGGATCATCGGCGGCAAGACCTACAACACGGAGACGGCGACCCGCCTGGCAGAGGCACCGCAGCACCCGCAAGACGATGCTCGGTTCGATGAGCTCTACCTCACTCGACACGGGGCATTCTTCCGCCACTTCGGCGACCTCAGCTTATATGCAGACCACCCCGGCTTCATGCGCTTGGAGCCCCTGGAGCCCGCCGAGGCGCAGCTTTGGCTGGAGCGCCATGATTACACGGACATGATCGAGCGGCTCTTCGGCGCCCAGCCCGAGGCAGGCGAGGCCGAGAGCCGTGTCACGCTCCGGATCCCTGACAGCCTGAAGCAGCGCATCGAGGCGGCGGCAGCAGCCAACAAGCAATCGCTGAACACATGGGTCATGCGCTGCCTGGAACGGTGCGCGAGCGCTCCGACATCGGGGCGTTGA